CTCTGTCTGCTTGCTCTTTCTTTTGTAACGCCTTTTCTTCATCACTTTCAAAATCATCACCATAGCCACTAGCACCGCCTGAAGTACCGATGGTTTGGCCCGTAGTCGTTGCAGTTCCTGCGCCAAAAGTACTAAATGGATTATTAACATCACCCCCACCATTAAACACAAGTCCACCCCCTGCCATGCGAATAGCATTATTGGTATAGCCTTGCATTTGTTGTTGACGACTAGGGTCTTCAGAAAGATAGTTTGTAAAGCCTTCCATCTTACCTTGGTAACCCATAGAACGTGCTATCTTTTCCATGCCGCTAGGCTTAAATGCTTTAAACATCGCCATCTATTTATTCCCTACCTAATACTTTATCTAATTTATCTTCAACTCTATGGAGTAAATCCATAACACGTTTCATGTCATCCCGTAATTCAAACTTCGTGGCGTAGTCTTCTCTGGTTTTATTAAGAAGTATCTCTAGCCGCTTTTGTTCTTTAGCAGTACTCGTAGCCCACCAAGCACCCGCAGCAACAATAATTGCAAGTAGTGTATCTATTAATTCTGTCATTTCCACGATAGGTTCCTAATTATTAATTATATTTATACTAAGTCCTATGCTTTAGATGCGTCTAAATATGTTTGTACCGCTGACGGTGTTGTAGTGCTTTTGGCAATTACTTCACGAATGTATTTAGGTTCAGCAACAACGTCTGTAACAGCTTCAGCATAGTCAGCATCGCCTACTTTACCTACACCAACAACAGCAGTAATGCTGTCATCGTATATCTCATCTGCATAGCGAACTTGTAAGTCACCATTCGTTTGCACTTCTACTTGATTAATTACTCGCCTTTGTTGTAGAGCCATTTTATTTTCCTTTATACTCTGTATGTCATGTTAAGATAAATTGTTGAACTTGTTGAAAATGCAGTTATTGGCGTACTTTGCCCTCCTGCATTATCTCTAGTTTCTGCAAGTACCAATGTTGCTGCTGCACCGCTTGAGGTAGGCTGAAAACTAATTGTTGGAGGGTTTGTATTGGTAAGGTCTACTGCTGACGTTGCACATTGCCCTAAAGGTAAAGAGCCACTTGCGTAGTTAAAGGGAAGCCCTCCAAATATTGCAGTACCCCCACCACCACTTGCAGCCGACAATGTTATTCTTGCTTGCACACTAACCAGTCTACCAACTTTAGTATAAGCAGCACTTGTGCCTGTAACGACAGTATATGTACCTGCTGTATCTGCCCCAACTAAAGTAGGTGTCCACGAACCTATCTCGTAATCATCCAGAAGGTTAGCTGACCCAGTAGCTCCAAGGTTGATACCCCCTGCTACTGCGTTGATGTTACCCTCAAAGAGAACGCTACCATCATGAAAAAACCGAGTTATTGTGTTAGTTTTACTTTGTACCGTAAGTTGTTCTGTGCCCGAACTAAAAAACCCTGATAGTTCAAAATTCTTGGAGTTGTCAGAGTTTTTAAATAATTGCCTAACTGCTCCTGTTGTACTTGATGCTACTTGCTCTAATGAAGTGTGGTCTGCATCTGGAGCTATAGTTGTAATTGTATTATTAGCTGTGACAGTGCCAGCAACAGACAGCGTACTATTAAACGAAGCCGCACCCCCAGAAGCTATATTAGCACGAACAACATTGTTAGTCGCAAACTCTAAACCGTCAGCAGTTATGGTTCCAATAAACATATTATTAGCAGCACTGCCATTAAATCGGTTGGCAGAAGCACCTTCAACACCAATAATGCCACCTGCAACAGATGAATTAGCTATTGTTATAGATTTTTCGTTGTTTGCTCCAGTTTCGCTAATGCTCATGTTGCCTGTGGTTATAAGAGTACCGCCAATAGTTGAGTTAGCATTACTAGCGAAACCACCATTGTGTACCGTTGCAGCAGTTGTCGTCAATACACCTGTTACAAGTGCAGTTGTTGCCATGTTCACTGCACCGTCAATATCTACTACGTCAAGGTTAGCTGTACCATCAACATCAATAGCACCTGATATATCTAATGACGCAAAACTACCTACACCTGTAGTCGTAATTGCAGACGCACCATTATTAATTATGCCAAAGTCAGACGTTATTGAGCCGGCATTTAATGCACCTGTAGTAACAATACTGCCAGACCCGGCTACTGGACTTAGCACAGAAGCTATTGCAGTCCCACCTATTGTTATAGCATCAGCCTCAAGTGTACCGTCTACATCTACATCACCACTAAAGTCACCTGTAGCTGCATCTAACTCTCCTGATACAGTAAAGTTTCTTACGCCTGTATAATCTTTGTTAGAATCTAACACAACCGCCTTAGAAGCTATGGCTGTACCAATAGCAGTACTACCTAAGTCTAGTGCATTAATTTCACCTACTACAACGGTAGCACCGTCTAATTTATTTAATTCTTCTGGAGTAGAAGTAACTTGAGTATTAGAAGCAGCCGCTAAAACAGGAACCGTTCCAGATACATTAGGTAAAGTTATTGTTCTATCTGCAGTAGCATCTACCGATGTTAACGTAGTTTCGTGTGCATCAGCAGTAGAACCCTCAAATATAACTGCGTTATTAGCGTCCATAGTAACTGAGTTTACAGTGCTAAATGTTCCACTAACAGAAACATTAGGCACAGTTAAAGTACCCGTGCTAGGATTATAATGCATATCTCCGTCAGATTCTAGACCAAGGTTACCCCCATCTAAATCACCGCCTGCGGTAAAGATAATAGCATTATTTTCATTAGTGCTTTCATTATCTGTTATAGTAACAGCAGTAGCAACTGCTGCAGTACCAGAGTAACCAGAAGAAGTAATTGTACCTAAAGAAGAACCCGCATCTGCAAAAGTAACTGTACCACCGTCTGCATCAATAGTTACATTGCCCGCAACATCTAATGTCATGTTGCCAGAACTTAACGACATAGTAGTACCATCAATATTAAAGTTATCAATGTCTATACCAGCATCAGCTGTAATTTTTCCAGTGGAAACTATGGTAGAGCTATTTGTTATAGCACCATCTACTTGTAATGTAGAAGCCATGTCAACTGCACCATCGATGTCAACAACATCTAAGTTTGTAGTTCCATCTACATCAAGGTCACCATTAAAGTCTACATTGCCTGTTACTAGTAATGTAGTTGCCATATTTACAGCACCGTCAATATCTACGACATCAAGATTAGTAGTACCATCTACATCTAAATCGCCGTTAAAATCTACGTTTCCTGCAACTGCTAATGTAGTAGCCATATCTACTGCACCATCGATGTCAACAACATCAAGATTAGTAGTGCCGTCTACGTCTAAAGCACCATTGAAATCTACATTACCCGCAACAGCAAGCGTGGTCGCCATATCTACGGCCCCGTCAATGTCTACTACATCTAAGTTTGTAGTTCCGTCTACATCAATATTTCCACTAATGTCTAATGATGCAGCAATAATTTCTCCACTAGCATTAATAGCACCATTGATATCTATCGTTGTAGCTGCAATTTGTATTTCTGTATCTGCTACAATATCTAACTGTCCGTCAGCAGAAGAGTTAATATACAATCCAGTATCTCTAAATTGTATTTTATTATTTGTGTTTACTGTCCACGCAGAATTAAGATTAGCACCATCTAGTGCTAGTCCGGTTGAGGCATTTATATCTACTATAGGAGCTACTATTTCTAATTCACCGTCTGCATCGATATCTAGTTGGCCATCAGTACTTGATGAAATTTTAAGATTAACATCTCTAAAGTTCATGACACCTTGTAAATATGCATCCTTATAAAGAAGGGAAGCAGTACCTAAGTCAAGCGTATTTGTTGTTTTTGGATTAACATTAGTAGCACTTACAACAAGGTCTTGAGCAGGACCTGCAACAGTAATAGGCCCACCTTCTGCAGCAGTACCGTCATGCGTATGTCCGGTAGTTGCAAAAGCAGATTGAATTGCGTCAAACTCTCCGTCAAGGTCTGTTGCATTAATAATGTTGCCATCAGCAATGTTGTTGCTCGTATCATTACGAGTGTAGCTTGTACCCATAGTTAATTTTACCTTCTATCGTGAGTTGCGTACTCAACTGTCAATGCATCGAGTGAGTATGGGGGGTCTGTACCGTCAGATTCAAATTGAAATGACACAGCAAATGCGGAACCTACAACTGGAGTATCAAATAGTTTTAGTAGCTTTACACCAAAGGCTGTTGTTCCAAATACAGCTTCTCCGTAAAAACCTACAGCACCTTCAGTATTAGTAAACGTAACAGGAGTAGGTTGAATAGTACCCTGCGTATCAAAATCTAATTTTAAACTTGCATCAAAGTTTACACTACCTTGGGGGTCGGTGTAAAGAAATAACTTATAAAATGTCTTACGTACTCGTGGGTCCTGCATAGATAAATGTGGGGTAGCAAAGGTAGTTTGAATATTTAAACCATCAAAGCTGTTTCCCGATTCCATCTGATAAAGATAGCCATCATCATTAGCAAAAATTACTAATTCTACGGCGGCATTATATTCACTAGCTACTGCACTTACACGAATACCCCGAGTTTCTGCAAAGCCTGTTCCTGCACTACCTTGTTCCGCATACTGTGTGGCTATTATGCCTTGTGAGTTTTCTTGTGTAAGTGTATCAGAAAATCCAAATATTCTATACTGTGATTTTTCCCGGACTACACAACTTGTAAAAGTTGAATTAGTAGCAATGAACTTAGTAAAGTTATTTTGAATAGACTTTGAAACTGCAGCTAAGCCAAAGTCACCAATACGTTCTGTAGCACTTAAAAGTCTTAAGCCATCAATAGCAAGAAACATTATGTCTCCGCCAATCTCTTGGACTGTATCACCATCAAGACAACCAATGTCTTTAGTAATAGGCTGCATCTTAAAGTCTGAAAGAGTACTACCTGTCAGCTGTTGAATGTGTCGTTCCGTAAATATAATCAACTGATTACGAAAAACTGCTAGTCCGGTAATTACAGAGCCTACATTAATTGACCCTGCACCATCTCCTGATTCAAATGTGCTATCAATAAATGGCCCTGTAAATGATAGGGTAGACCCCTTACCAAAAAACAAAGCATTCTTATATTCAATTACGTGAGTTGCACCTAGTACACCGGAAGGAGCAGCAGGTAAAGCAACAAAATCTGTATCATCATAAAGTGCAGGAGGATTAAAGCCATCTACTATTGCTATTTTTTCTGTACCGTTAAAGTTGTATCTAGCAAATCTTGCTTTAACTGCATTTTCTGTAGCTACAGATATAAAAGTAACTACTGCATTATCAGCAGGATTACTAGCCAGTGCTGGATTAATTGCTAGAGTAGAACCACCCCCACCGGATACAGATGCATCAGCAGTTACAGTATATACAAGGTTAATACCTGCAATTTTAAATACGTCACCTGCTTGAGGTACTCCGGTAATACCATCTATTGCTAAAGAAGTACCCGATTGACTTGCTCCATTTACAAGTGTAGTACCATAGTCATATACATTTATCTTTGTAAAACCAGAACCCGATGTTTTAAATATATCAGCATTCTTAGCTACGATTGCTTTATTTTCCCAGATTGCAATACCTAATGCTTTATAGTTAGCTGTAGTACTTACAAAAGTAACAGCATCTGCATTTGAGGGATTAACTATCATTGTTTGAAGAATAGTAAGTGTTACTCTATTATTGGTAGCATCAAAAACTGCACCACTAACTGCAACACTATACCTAAAAGATAGTACTGCTCCATCTGCAGGTGCTGTTAGAAGAGCAGGAGATATAGTTAAAGTAGAGTCAGTTCCCGATAAAGCAGTTGCAGAACTTATTGTATGTACTACTGAAGAGCCTGCAATTGTAAACGTATCATTTGCGGAAGGACGAACATTTAACCCATCTACATTTAAACTTGTGCCAGTTTGACTTGCTCCATCTATTGCTCCACCGGCTAGTGCAAAAACGTCACCTGCTCCGGGACTGGTGTGAATAGCACCAAGTATTAAAGTTTTACCACTCTGCCCATTACCGTGTACTACAGGAGCACTATATGGTGGAATGATAGCGTCATCATATTTAGAGTAGCCTTCGATACGCCTATAGCCACCCTCTACGGATGGTTCATAGTTACGAAGAATACGAGCAGAACCCGGAGCATTTACACCCTGTTGTAAAGGGCTTAAATTGGTTATTAAACCACCACGAAATTCTACTGGGTAAGTTTGCCATTTGTCCATTAACGTGGGAACCTTGCGCTGCCTCTATTACCCCCACCTGTATTCTGCGGGATTAAATAGGAGCGTAAATAAGAATAACGATTGATTAACATAGACCGCATACTTTTAATGCCATCTTCAAATTTCTCTTTTGCAACTAGTGCATCTTGTGTATTACCACGAAATAAATAAGCATAGTGCATAGCACCATCTACTATTACGTGCCTAAATCTTTCAGGAACTCCGGGAACATCATTGTGTAAAGCCATGTCTACAGGTACACTATAGTATTCATATACTATTGAGTATGCTTTATTAGGAACAGGAGTTACTATGTATTCAAGGGAAGGAGCATGTGACACACGTTGTGGGACACCTTGGCCTAAAGAAGTAGTAGTACTATTATACTCTTGGTCTACATACTTGTCAAGGTATTCTTCATAAACTATTATAGGAAGTTTGACTGTGCTATTTCCAAGAGTAGTATTTTCTTTAATTCTAAAAGTGTCAAAGTCAATTACTTTACAGTCTGTAGGAAAAGGATAACGGGTAACTCCTATAGAAAGTGTGTCTTCTTGCTCTACATGATTAAAGGGCCACTGATACTCTGATTGATTTATATAACGAATAGATGCTGATATGGCATCTTTTGCTTGCCCATAAAATCCTGTAGACGTAGCAAAGTTAGTTGAGGTAAGTTCAACTTCATTTAGTCGTCTATTGATATCATTTACTAGGCCAAGAAAGTTGTATGCCATATGTTTACTTCTCTCTAATTTTAATTTTAATTGTACGTTCTGCTACACTACTAGTGCTGTCAGTCATAGTACAACTAAATGTATACTCTCGATTGTTTACCCCACCTGCTAAATTAATAATAGCAACCGTAGAGGTATTTGACTGAGATGCATTTTGAATATTATCTGTTACTGCGCTACTTGAAGCAGTAGTCAAAGTTTGACCTGCGCCTAATGTAGTTTTAGCAATCGCATCTGTTTTTACACCCCATACTACTGAACTAATTGTTCTGGTGCCAAGGAAGCGTGACCAATCTACACTGTAATCTAGCGTTTCATCTTTATCTTTAATAGGCCAACGATTTGACATTAGTGTAACTCCGTTACATATACAGCATATTCAAAGAATACTTAATCTCTGCGTATATATACTGTTCTGTTTTGAAACTCTATAAGTACCACTCTGGTATCGGATGTCTTTGCAGGAGAAATAGCAATTCTTCGATTTTCAAAGGGTATATTAATTCTTCTTTCAGTTGTTGTAGTCATTAGGCTACCTATACTGAGTTGTAATTAGTAAAAAAGGGGGACAGTTAGTGTGAAACATAGCTGCCCCCCAATTTAGTTAAGCAAAGTCTCTCGCTGCTTCCAACGGTTCAACTCCACCTATGTCTGTGATATCCATACAGACGGCCCATATCCGCAGTTTACCTGCAGTAAGAGCACCTTCTGTTACGAATTTCAAGTCAATAGTATCGTCAGCAATAATAACTTGGATTTGCGCTGCTTCTGTTCCGGGAGTAATCCCATAAGTACCAGAAGCACCACCCACGATATCAAGGCCGTCAATGTACAAATCTACAGTACCACCTGTATAACCAAGGTCAACAGTAGCAGTACCAGAAGGAGAGGATTCAACAATTTCAATCCCAGAAGAAAGCACAACAGTACCTTTAGGTACGTTAAGCACTTGCTCTGTGTCTCCAGCAGCATAATCTGCACCATTAATGGCGATTTGCGCTTTGATGTCAAGTATGTTTTGTATTAGATACGGCTTGCGCCCACGGGCATCATTACCACGAGCAGGTGTATCTGCGACTACGTATGCGGTCATATTCTAACCCCCCTTACGCTAAGTGATACATGGCGTTAACAAGAGCTTCAGGACGAAGTATCTTGCGGCCATATAGATGCATACCACGAACAATGTCAGCAAAGCTGTCAGGGTCACGATATGTTTCTGTTTTGTTAATCTGCTCTGCAGTTGCAACAGCAGACGAGTGACCAGCAACAATTACACCAAAGTTAGCTGAACTGTTAGTTCCTGCGAAGGAAGCACCA